CTTTTGGTTAAGGACAGAGAAGCTTTCTCTCGATCCGCTGGGTCAAGTTGTAACCAATCCATGATTTCTCATATGATTGGCACTTGCCTAGCGAGATTTTCTGCTCTGCGTTTCGAACCTTTTACCGGATTAATACTATCTCAATCGAGCACATCATCGATTTCTTTGGACTGATCTAGTTCAAAGAAATGTTTGATACGCTCTTCCTCAGGCAAGCTCTTCACTAACTTCATAGTATCAACTATGGAGGAAGTTGAATGCACATACGATCTTACGATCGGATGCACATCCGAAAGAGCCATGATGAGTTTGATTGGATTGTAGTCCTTCGGTCTAGGGTTAGCGGGATCGGGCGTCATCGCGGCGAGGGATAACTGGTTAGAAAACATTTGTCTTTTAACCATGTATCCATCTCTACGGCGAATCATTTCCTGGAAATTTAGGATGGCAATTATGTCACGGAATCTTCCGATTCCATGAGTAATTGACTCTCCACACTTTAACCCAAGGGAATTCAGTACTAGTACTGAAGGCTCTACAACACCTTTCGGTGTCGAAGGCCCCCTCGAAATCTTAGTGATTTCCTGGAAAATCAGCATGTTTGCACAGAGTCTCGAATTCCTCTTATTATAGGAGGAGGAGATTCATGTGTATAACAAATCTGACGCCAGGCGCTCAATGTTCATAGGGTTCATCTTCTCGTTCGTGATTCAGTCTTTTGCTAATGCATTAGAGAGAGCCACAGAAAGGAGAGGTACATTACCGTGACTACTCATCACAGCCCCTAGGGGGAAAGGTGAAATTTCCTGACCATCATAGAAGAACCTCTTCGCGAACTCCAGCAGCTTTTGGCTACTGAAAGTTTTCGGATGGTTAATCTCGATAGAAAGGTCATTACACACTTCCACATAGGAGGTGAAGAGGGGTAGTCCGATAATAAGTGCGTCATCTCCTAAGACACAGTACACAGGATTCTTTTCTTCAATCCGGTGCGCTGCGAATAGGATGATAGCATGATGAGAAAGAGCCATCATTGGTCAAGAAGAATACGCTCCCATCGGTTGTCCTTGGGCATAACGCCTAAGGACCCCGTCCGGGGACATAAACTCCTGACCAACCATGACTTTCTTTCATGCTACCGCGAAATAAGGATCGTCGAAAATCGCTGCCATAACCATCTCCTGTAAAGCTACAGGAAACCGGTCAGTGGCTGATTTAAGATCGACTGAGTAATACCCTTTACGGGCATTATCAGGAGTAATACAAG